ATGACTCTAAAAGAAGTATCTGAGCTAACGGGCATACCATACCAAACGCTTTTGGGGTGGAATAGCTCAAAGGGCGATTATAGAAAAAGTTTGGTGCGTTTTTTAAAAGACGCCGATCGCTCGGTTCTCATTAAATATTTTGGCTACAAAGAGGATGCCAACAATAAGCCCTTTTTAAGAGATGGAGACGTATAGTTTTATTGCTCGAGGGGCTTTACCCTTATAGGGTTTTTGTAATGAAAATTTCTTACGAGCCCCTCGTTATCCCCAACAAACTTTTAAATATAAAATATAGGTCAGTAAAAAACTCAGTAAACGCTATTTTTACCTATACTTTTTCGGCTCTATTGATCCAGCCTATTTCATAAATATAATATGCTGGTTTTGCTTTCACTAAATTTCTATAATAGGCGATCTCTGCTCTATCAAAATCAACGTCAAAGGCTTGTTCATTATAGTTGTTTAACGCTTTAAGAGTCTGGGCACCCATAATGCCGTCTACCACTACACCTAAAAGCCTTTGTAAAACCCTGACTGCTGGCACTGTATCTACGTTTACACCAAAAACAAAGAGTTCACACGCTTTTAATTCACTATCTACCTCGTCAAGCCTCATTTTGTCCCAAAATTCTTTTTTATAAAATATTTTTACTTTTTCGATTAATGCGTCATCATTATATAGGGCAACGCTAGCCTTTTCAAGATCACCGTATGCGTTGATTGCTGCCCTAACTTGCTCCCAGCCTTGCCAGCTTGGGTTCGCCGCTTCATAGATACCCATAAATGTTAAGCCTTTTTCATTTGGGTTTTTATGTAGTGCGTTTTTAGGGCTATTAAACTCTAGGCTCATTAATGTATAAAAAGCATTTGTAAAATTTTGCATTTTTTAATCCTTTAAAAATTTAAATCTCTTGGCGGTTTTGTAGAAAAATCATCATAGCCACCACCGCCGAAACTCTCTATTTTTTTATCGATCGCTTTATCAACTGTTGCGCTTATCCACGCAGTGCCACGCCACGCAAAAAAGCCACCAACTGCTAGGCTAAAGCGGTTCTCTTTTGTAAAATAAAATGTGACTTCGTAAAAAATCCAACATATAAACATCGAGCTTATCGCGCTTATGATTGAATTTATTATCGCTTTGCCGCTATGTAGGGGCTTGTGGCTATCATTTTCAAGGCTTAGCACTCCGCCGACAAAGCCAACTACGGCAACCCAAAAATAAAAGCCTGCCTTGTTTAATAAGTCCTCCATTATCCGCCTCTTTTTTAAAATTTATAAGTAAAGATGTACATTATTATGACGGATAGGATTATTTCAATTACAACCATTTTATTTAGCCAAAATTTCTTAGTCCTCTTTATGATCGCTTCCATTTACGCATCCTTATGCATTTTATTGTTTGTCTCTTTTTGCTTCATACTTTTTTATGTCCTCTAGCTGTCCTATACACTTCTCATAACCACTATAAACATCTATTAACAGCACTCCAGCATCACTTTGATTTGTTACGTTTCTATCTGCTATCATAGGAGCTTCAAGAAGGTAGCTAGGTATCTTGTCATACTTATTTACTACTTCCTTGTTTGCGCAGCCCATCAAGCACATAAGATACACTGATGTCAAGAGCACTAGACATATCTTTTTTGTCCTCATTCTGCACCTTTTCTTTCACTTTATTTGCTTTTATCTCTATTACTTGCCTTTGTTTGCTGGCTTTCTCTATTGCTTCTAGTTTGAGATTTATGAGCCTATCTTGCTCGTTTATCTCGTCCTTAAGTCTAAGGTTCATCTCATCACTAGCCTTTAGATTAGCCTTTGTAACGCTTAGCTCATTATCTAAGCTTTGATACCTATAACCTAGAAACAAAGTAGTAAGTAACAAGAAGCCACTAAGATATAAACTAGGACTTAGCATCTGTTACTCCCTTTTACTCTTTTGAATGGATTTATTGTCCATACACTCTTTAAAAATGCCTTGTCGTCTGGCTGCATAAACGTGGCTTTGTTATATTCGTTCATCTCTGCCACGTCGAGCAATTTCCAGCCTACATAAATACGGCAATAAAAGCCACTTAAAAAGCCTTTGTAGCGGATAGTTTTGAAAAGTCCAAAATGAGTGTATCCGTCTTTTAGCTTGCACGTTACTTTACAAAAGTCGCTAACCAATCCACCATTATTTGTTACTTTTGGATTGCCTTGAGTGATCACACTCGACGGATCTATCTCGCTCACTTTTACACCATTTACACGGCTTGAAAAGTAGCCGATGCGGTTTCTATATAGCCATAAAAGACGTGCAAAATACGTCCTATTTTTGCCATTTGGGTAGTGTTCTTTACGCCATCCGCTATCGCCGTTTATGGCTGAATTTATGCCGTCGTATAGGTCGCTTGCGTCCTCAAAGTATCGCGCCCACTTTGGTAAGCGCTCACTTTGCTTGTTGCAGAATAGTAGAGCGATCGGCACTACTATATAGCCAATTATCTCGAGCGGTAGCTCAACGATGACAATGACTAGAAGTTGCAAAAGCTCTCTAAATTTAAGCATCACTCATCCTTTTTGTCTTTTGGTTTTTCTTGCTCTTTTTCTTTATATTTAGGGTTTTTGGGGCAACCCTCCCAAGTGCAGTTACCATCTTTATCAAGTTTTGATGCGCAAATTTCGCACCTTTTTATTCTTATTCTCATTTTTTATCCTTTTCATTTGGTCTAGTTTTTACAATATCCGTAAATTCATCACCACTCAAATACCAAAACGGCTTTTGTCCGTCTTCGTATTGAAACCTGGCGAAGTCGTCAGGATGTGTCGCCAAGTGAGCAAACACTCTAAAAATGTTTGTCATGTTGCTATTGTCCCAGCCCTCGCATTTTCTAGCACGCAAAAAAATCACGATAGGGCATAAAAGAATGCCTAAAATTAGTGACAATACGCAGATTAAAAGATAGCTCATATTTGACTCCTATAAATGATCTGTTGGCGTTACCGTTATCGGCTCGCTCGTTACATTTAGCTTTTCGCGCTCTGCGATCAATTCTTTATACTCCGCCCTTAAATTTTCAAGTACTGCATTGTTGCCGATTATGAGTGCGTGGCGGATATAATTTTCACACTCGGCGATCTCTGCTTCAATCTCGGCTAGTTGCTTGTCTTGCTCGTCTATCTTTGGCTCTAAAAGCTTGTTTGCTTCTTCGTCGCTTATTGACGTTAGCCCTAGCTCTTTTATCCTTTGATTTAGTAGCTCTTCGCTTGCGTCATCGTCATAAGCATAAATTTCATTATTTTTACTTTTGTATCGTTTCATCTTTGCTCCTTATCGTAATTCATACCATTTTGTATAAACATAGTTTGTAGCTCCATTTTGTGAATATACCTTGTATGTTGCATTTGGAGGGATAATATAGTTCATAACGCACCTATAGTCCTCGTTATGTTCTATTTCTATGTTGTTTATTTTAAACGTAAACATAACATTGGCAGCATTATTTATATTTACTTGTACATATATAGGCTTGCCAGTAGTATTTGTATATGTTTCGTTCATCCGCCTTTGGTTGGTCACTTCTTGCCAAGTTTGCCCTACACCAAGAGATGGTGGTGTATGGCTTTGGATAAAATCAACTACGGCTTTTTCGGTGACTGCCGTATCTGTTTGTTTTGAGTTGATAATATTTTTTAGTTTTGTTATGCCTGCTTTTGTTTCAGTGGCAAGTGGTGGCAAGTCATCTTTTAGAGCAAATTTATCGTCGGTCTTTTTCATAAAAGAGTCTTCACACCATTTTTGTGTAGCTACAATATCCCAAATTGTCGCCTCGTTGGCTGGGTTTTTGTTTATATTTTGGCTTTTTGCGATATAGATAACCCCATTTAGACTCACAACTGCTCCGATCGGGTACTCTAAATCTTTATCCCACTCGGCAACGCCTCGCTGTAACTGATAGGCTAGTGACTTATCCACACGATTAAAAGCGGCGTTAAAATATTCCATAGGTGGGATAAAGCCTAAATTTTCGGTTACACCCCAGCCCCTTTTAACGTTTGGAAACTCTACTATTTCGCCGTCTTTTGCGTCACTAGCGAAAATCTCATTTTTTGGTTTTTCGTATATCATTACTGCTCCTTATATCTTCTTGCAAACTTGCCAACGCCAAAAGCTAGGTTGGCTTTATTTTGCTTGAAGCCAAAGCATTTTTTGTCAGCAATTAGTATCACATTTAGCCCTACGCCTACTGGGCGAGCCAAAATATCGTTTTTAAAAATTAGGTTTATTAAAAATTGCGTTGTCTTGGCATTTTTCAAGACTAAATTTAGGGTCATATCGTAGTTGTCAAATATGAAGTTGCCACCCCCTAATAAAAACTCTAGCGACTTATAGCTGTTTTCTAGCGTTCCAGTTTGATAATTTTTGATGATCTTTGCTTTTATTAAAAATCTATAATCGCTATCGTTGAGATAAAAACTGCCTTTTAAAGAGTTGCCCAAGCGGTAAAACTCGCCCTTATTAAAACCTTGTTTTTTCTCGGTTTGGGTAAAGGCGAAAAAATCTTTTAATATTAGGTTTTGTTGTTCCCTACTTACGCCTACGTGGCGACCAACCAAATCTAAAGCGTAACCGCTAGCCGTATCAATATTTAAAATTTCGGCTATTTTTATGGCATCGTCAAAGGTTTTATATACTTCATCGTTTAGAAGCTTTGCGGTCGCTCTAGCCCTTGACTTTTTGCGGTATTGCCAAATTAGCTCAACCATTACACTACCGCCAAATCAATATCGTTTTTGTTAATAACGCATATCTCACGCACGGCTACTGGCAGGCTTTGCCCGCCATTTATTGTGAATTGCGTAACTTCAAACCCCTTAACGTCGTTTATTATGCTATATAAGCGACTGATATAAACGTCCTCGCCTATGTTAAAAATGTGGTTAGATAATAGCTCTTTGATTTTATCGGTGTTTATATCCGTTATGCCCTCTGTGCGTTTTATCCGCAAAAATATTCTAGGGTTTATTTGCGTTGGACGGTCAAATTTAACCTCACGCTTAGCCCCTAAAAAATCAACTGCTAATTTTGTTTGCCCTTGTACGCCACAACCGCCGATTTTCTTTTTTAGTATCGCTTCGCCTATTATTATGTCATCACCACCTAATACGATAGCGTTTAGACTATGTGGTTCTACTCCGTTTGCGTCTGTTTGGTTGGTGTAGTTTTCCAAAACCTTGCATTGTTTTACACCTTTTAAATTTAGTATGTAGCTTTCTAGCCCTTGGTGTTCGTCATTATTGTTAATACTATGGCTTTGCATAAATCTAAGCAAAAGGTCTCCGTCGCTTTCTTCGTCAGCCCCTAGCGTTGATTTTTGAGTAGCTACTATTCGATCTACACCTAAAATTATCTCTTGCATTTCTAGCTCGTCTTGGTCGTTTAGGATAAACGCTCCCGTTTCTTGGCTTGTTATGCTAACCGCTTTTGATCCCTCAGCGCCTAGTGTTACTTCGTAATCAGTTACCCACAAATTGCTATTTTTGTCTTTTAAAATCGTGCCTTTTTTGATAATAGTTCCACCAGCTCCGTGTATCGTTACACCACTAGCTCTGCTATAATCCGCTGTTTTTCTTAAAAGCCCTGCATAAGCCACGCGCTGGTCTAGCCACTCGCCAGTCGCCAAATAAGGGTCTAGCATTTGCACGATAAAAGTAAGCACTTGATTAACCTCACTTAATGCCTCGCTAAATAGCCCGATCATTTGTCCATCTGGCGTTGATGATCCTAGCTCTAAATTTTTGCCGTAAATCGCCTTAAAGCCATTTTCTAAACGCTCTTTTATGGTCTCTAATTCATCGATTATTATTCTATTTTCACTCAC